ATAAACATTTAGAATGGAAGATAAATCAAGACATTGATGTAAGTATCATACAAAATGAAAATGATGATCTTTCCATCTTAATTGAAAAGAGGTAAGAAATGAATAAACCACATATCATTGATTATATCTTAGAAAATACAAACGCTCATAGTCAGCAAAGATTAAACCAAAGACATAAAAGTAATTGGAAAAAGGAATTTAATCTTTTCTACTGCAAATCATGTAACAGAGCGTATGAGTATGGTAGGACAACTTGTACTCAGAGTAAAAAGATAGTTTTAAAGTACGATGACTTCCCAATTTTTGGATTGGAACGCAAAGTATGTATGAACTGCAATACAGAAATAGCCTTAGAAGGCTCAAAACATAGTGTAGAATCTAATAAAACATAAAAGGAAGGTGTGAGTATGAAGATACCAAAAAAGAGTCTAATAATAAGCAATATGGAAGAAACTGATCTAAAACCTATGGTTTCTAAAGAATTATCGGAAATAGATGATTTATTCCTTGACTTAAAGCATAGAAGTTCGTTTTTTTATAATATATTAAGTATATATAATAAATATATAATATCTTATATATCTAATTACTTAGATACTATATATAAAGATACTATAAGAGATTATATATCTAATTACTACTTAGAGAATAACTCTTCTTTGACTAGCTTTAGAAAGGATGAGATTGTAAGAGAAGGAAAACCTTTAACTAAAGAAACACTTAAAGTATCACTTGAACCTAAAGTAATACTTGAAGGTCTAAGTGATAAATATCCTACTTTAGACTTAGAGACTGAACTTGAGAAGTGGAAAGATTATCAACTTGCTCATGGAAAGCGTTATAAGAATAAGAAAGCAGCTTTCCGTAATTGGTGTAGAAATGCAATAGAGTACCAAGCACAGAATGGTACAATAACCCCCACTAAAGTAAATACATATAAGGAGTTATTTGATGGAGAGAAGTAAGGCCAATGAGCATGTTATCAGCTTATTTGAGACATTCAGCATAGAGAAGAATCAGCTACTCGGCAAGGAATGGAGAGATGCCTTAGCTAACTATGATGAGGCAGTAGTGAAGGAAGGTTGGGGACAGATCATTGCCGAATGTAGAACGAGGTACTTACCACCACTCAAGGTTGTGTATGGCATCTTAAACAACATACGACTTAATCATCAGAATGTTGTGGTACTTGATGAGTTTACTGGCGAATTAACTGCAGAGGACAGAAAGAATCAGCATCGCTTTATTAAGCTGATTCAATATACAATGGCAGAAATGAGAGAGGGTAGGATGACAGAGGATGAGCATTTAAAACTACACGCTAAGTTCTTTAAGGAAATAGGTATGGATGAAGATGCTGATGACTTGTTGAGGGTGGTAGCAGAACACCAAGCAGCGTAAATAAAAAAGGCTACCTAAACATATAGCGAAGTCCAGGTAGCCTTATGAGGAGACAAGTATTAGTTAATAAATATCTGTCCTAGCGTATTCGATTAGTTTTACTCGATTTTCTTTAAAAAATTCAGTCAATCTTTGTATTGTGGTATCTCCAACTCCCTCACAATTTTTTAATAAATAATACAAACTTGTATCACCCATTTCACCTTGTTCGACTAATTCTATAGTTCCTCTTATCTCATCAGCGTGAGTATTAAGATTTACTTTTATTTTCATTTTATACCTCTCATTTCCTTTCTTGTTTTAGTTTAAATGAGCAAATGGCAACGCTATTATCCAATTTTGGCCCACTTGATATATGTTACTCTCACCAAAGACATAATAATTTTGATCATATATTTTTATTCTATCTACTAATTCACTTAGTGCCATATTTATTCTTGTCTCATCGTCCTCATCAATTACATCATTTTTATCTATTATAGTGCTTATATAATCAAAATTGCATTTATAACCTTTAGCCTCTTTCCATAAATATTCTTTGCCATTATTTCCATTGTGATCATCATCATTCATTAAATTAATAATTTGCTCTCCGAGTTTGTAATTTGTGTCTACTTCAACAATATTTACATCTACTTTTCTTATTTTGTGCATTTTATACCTCTTCTGTTTTGTTTATATTATACCATATTCCTTCGCAAAACTGAGTCCAACCTTCTTTCCAATCTTTTTTGGTATAGTTTTGCCATTCACTTGACTTATCACTATTAATTTCTTCTAAAATTCTATTAATATCCCAATAAAGTGTTTCTTTTTCAACTCCCTCATCTATTAGTTTTTTGCAAGTAGTTATTTTGTATAGTTTCATTTTATACCTCTTTTGTTTTATTAGTTGTTATTAATTGCATAGTGTTGTGCATAAACTAGAATCATCTGTTACTACGACTTCATCTCTTTTAAATCCATTTCCACAATTATCACACATGAATCTATGCTTTTCACATTCCTCGCATACTTCTTCTAGCTGCGATTCATCACTACTACCATCCCCAAACTCGTTAAAGACTAGGGCCGAATTACATTCATCGCATTTATTGTGCGATATATCACCTCCGATTGGCATTATTTACTCTCCTTTTCTATAAACCAAGTCCATCTATCTTTAGGATGTCCCTTGTAATATTCTAACATCTCTTTAAAATCTGTCCATTCATGCCATAAACCATCAATACCATAAGATATATATTTCATTTAATCCCTCTTCTTTCTATTTAAACTATGGTGTACCTTGCTTACCATAGGATTATCAAAAAACCTACCAAATAGAGCCTTTCTACGTTCTTCTCTAGTCTCTTCTTCATCTAGTTTTAGATGGTATTCTTTTATTTTGCTCATGCGATCACCTCTTTCTTTTTATAAACATTTTTGTAATAATAATGAAAAGCATCTAACCAAGAAGTATCCATCATTGTTTTACAATCCCATTCCACAAATAAATTATATATCTTATTTACTTCTTCGATAAAATCTTCGTAACAATCCCATTTGAAATTGTAATATCCTAAATCGATTAAACAGATTTCATGCGAAATAACAACTATTTCGTATTTATAATCACTTGGTCTAGTATTTAATGGTATTTTGCTCATGTTATTTGCCTCCAAGAATTTGATTTCTATATGTTATCCAGGAATGAGTTTTTGTTGTACAATGATTACACAAAAAAATATTCTTGAATTGTTTAATTAAATATGTTTTGTGACAAACATCATTTGTTGGTGCTTTGACCTTACATTCATTACATTTCATTTTACTTGCCTCTCTCTTTGGTTTAATAAACTAGTTTCTCTCCATTGGTTTAGATCTTCTTTTAAATCAATGATCCTTAGTTGTTGTAGACTTAGTATTAGTCCACAGATTAAAATGATTTCTAGCTGCATTATTGAGCCTCTTCTTGCTTTATTATTTCATTAATACTTTGATATTTTGATAAAGGTTCTAATTCAAAATAAAATTCGTGAATTTCTATTATTGTTCTATTTTTCATTACTCCATTACTTTCATAATCTGTAGAATTTTTATTTATTGCTACATTCTTGTAATTATCCCACTTAGAAACCTCTTCTATTGTAAAGCCATATAGAAAATAATTATAAAAACTATCTACATTATTTTGATACAAATATTTCATATAAGCATATAATTCAATATGAATTAATCTGTTATCTGTATGCACAGACTCAAAAGTTCCAATAGTTGTAAATCTCCCTTGAGAATCATCTCTAATTATTAAATATTTATTCATTGTTTACGCTCCTTGCTTATGTCTATTTCTACCATGTTACCCGTAAGAATTACTTTGTTTGGGTGGGTAATATTTGATAGGTGTGTGAGTTTTGAAGTATCAGTATGTAAATAGCCTTCATGGTCTGTATAGGTATTATATATATCTGCATATACTGAATGGTGTTTACTAAACTCATATTCTTTGCCATTTATAATATTTACATCATATATAGTTTTATCTATTTCAATATCATACCATGTCTCATCAAAAGTTTTAATTCCACCTTCTTTTTTAACTATTTCTAATATTTTAATCTTTAACTGATTAATAGTTTTATTATCTAGGTTTAATTCGTTATTCATTGGTTACGCTCCTTGTTGTTTTTGATCTATTGGTGATAATATTTCAAGTATCCTATCTGTAACCTTTGGGATTAAGCGCTTGTTTATATGCTCGGCTTCTTCTTTATCATGCTCTCTATTATATCTAATAGATTCTAAAGCGCTACTTGATACATGAGCGCCACCCCTTGAATACATCTGAGCAGTTTCATTTAATATATAAAACCTCTTCAGTAGTTCGCAAAGTTCCCAACCCTCAGATTCTGAAAATGTTGTTTCTTTTAATCTAGGTTCTGAGCCATTCCATTCAGTAAAAAACTCACTCATAAAATTTGTAGCGTGTTCATGTGAGTTAATGTCTCTAGCTAATTGAGGTTGTTTGTTATTTGTATAGGTTTCGATATATCCAAAACCCCAATACCAACCACATGAAAATTTAGGCTCTTCTAACCAATAATAAATCCCTTCCTCATCTTTACCTAGTAAGTAAACATCTTTATTAAATGCGTGTTTTTTTGTTTTCTTCATTGTTGTTAATCTCCTCTATTTTATTTCTAAATCATTTGTTTTTGGATTAAAGAATCTGATTGTCTCATTCTCTCCGAAACTATCAGCAGATATTTTAAATCTGCCATCTTTCATACTCTCCACTTTGAAATCTTTTAAGGTTTGATTAAAAAATTGCATAGTGTCTTTACTGAAGAAATAAGGAGCTTTTTCTTTGGTTAATCTCTTTATTTCATATATTGTAGGTTTTCTCATTTCTAGTTGTCTCCGTTGGTTAAAAAGTCTGTTAAATCTCCAAATTCAAAGTCTATTTCTTCATCAATAAAGGGTAGTTCATCAGTATTTATTATGTGATATGGTTCTATTATTAGGCTTTTATGCTCTAGCAATGAATTATAGAGATAGTTTTTTAATATGGATTTGACTTTTGCTTTGCCTAATCCCTTAAGAATAAGTTTTTTTATATCCCTCATCCTACTTTTCCCCCTTAAAAAGAGTTGCAAGAAAGTTGTTTTCTTCTTCTAATGCTTTCATTACTTCTTCTATTGCATGAATAGACACCAACAAAGCCTCCTCAAGTATGGTATTTCGTTGCGCTATATCTTTATAATTATCATGCTTATTTATTAATGCTTCATACTCTACAACTAAGTTTCTCTTAGCGTATGCAAGTTGTTCTATTTTCTTGCTATGTTTCATATTTGCCTCCTCAAGCGTTATATGTTTGTGATTATTTGACTGCTTTAACTTACTAACAAAAGTAAGCCTCACAATGAAATATTTGTAATGATATGTAATAGTATGTAACAAGCCGAGGGGATAAACTATAAAGTATTATATGATATGATCGCTTGTAAATGCAGTAATAAATAGATATAACAGGGACGGCATGAATAGAATTGATTTAAATAATTATAAGGTGTTGCGAGGTGGGGCGGCGCCTTTATCGAGGGACACCACCCCCCCCCATACCCGACAATCTGCGAGGCGAGGGGTATATATGTTATCACCCGTACATATTTCTCAGCAAAACATCGCTTTTGTAAATGTCGCAATAACAAGAATTATAACTTTTATGTAATTATATTTGTAATATATATTTACACCAATTTGAAGGACGCACACAGAAAAAAATCAACAAAGGAAATGGAGAAGTCGGCTGTCAAAAAGGCGGTCAAAAACCTTCACGACAACGAATACTATGCCAATTTCTTAAACACTCTACAGATCGACACAGGTAAAAAGGTACGCTTTACCGAAGATAAGAAAGATGCCTTTTTAAAGACAATGGTAGAGTGTCACGGATTTCCTTCGATAGCGGCAAATAAGATGGGGTATTACTATGGTAGTATCCAGTATGCGATGAAGAACGACCCCCAGTTTGCACAAGCTGTTGATGTCCTTCGCAAATCATTTAATCAAGAAAGACTAGATGGTCTTGAAAAGTTATCGTATGAGCAGGCTTCTGAGGGGAAGAATACTGCAGAGCGTATCTTTCAGTTAAAGGCCCTAGACCCCCACAAATATAGAGACAGAATGCAAAACAATAACACGCAAGTAAATGTCATGGTCGCAGGAATTACTCCAAAAGACCGTGCTAAAATGATCAAGAATGTCAAATGAGGTATTATCCTTATGCAGTTGATAATGAAGGAAATATACAATATTTGTCACCTAGAGACTTCTTACTTGACATATTGCGAGAGTTATATGGATTGGATAAAGTAGAATCTAAAGAAATTGTCGATGTGGCGATTAAAATATTTCAATTAGAAACGGACGGTAGTTTGCCAATAAACTGGAAAGAGTTATATAAGAACACAGCATGAATGATGACATCTTAGTAACCTATAAGTTCCCTGATGGAACTCCGACCGATCCGTTACCTCATCAGCAGGAATATCATTTATATACAGGTTGGAGCAAGCATCACTTGCTTGCAGGCAGTTTAGGAACAGGAAAGACCGAGGCCATGTGCATGGAAGCTATCCAACAAAGTGCAGCTTACGAGAATAACTTAGGACTAATGGGACGTAAGGTACTCGATGCGTTCAAGAAATCAACACTAATTCAACTTCTGGACTTAGCAGGTGGTTTTGTTTCCAAGCACAGGTCTCAAGATAGAGAAATTATCTTTAAGAATGGGTCTAGAATTGTATATATGGCCTTAGACGACTCTAGGGACTCGATACAGCGTATTAAATCGATGAATCTAGGTTGGTATGCCTTTGACCAGTTAGAGGAGATTACAGAGAGTACATTTATTGCAGCGGCAGGTCAATTAAGAAAGAAGGGTGTAATGCGTTGCAGTTTTCATACTTGTAACCCTGCAGGACATGATTGGGTATGGAAAAAGTTTAAACAACATAAAGAAAAACAGAATGTTACAAAAGGGGACTATAGATTAATTGAAACCAGGACTTGGACACCAGATGTCCCTGCTCCTGAGACAGATGAAGAAGTACGAGTTTATAGCGATAACCCACACCTCCCTGCAGACTACATCAAACATTTACTCTCCATGCCTCCAATGTGGGTGAATCGCTATGTATATTGCAGTTGGGACGATTTTGCAGGTTTGGTTTATCCGATGTTTGACGAAAAGGTTCATGTGATAAAACCCTTTGAAATGCCCAAGTGGTGGAATAGATATGTGGTTTACGACTATGGTTATAAAAATCCGACCTGCATTTTATTTGCAGCGGTAGATGACGAGAAGAATATCTTTGTTTATGACATTGTTTATGGTGATGAGATGAGGATAGATGAGATAGTACCGATGGTAGAAGATAGGTTAGAGACTGGTATGGACTATGAGTTTATTGCCGACCCGTCTATCAATAGAACAGAGAGGGACGGTTACTCTATTGCCGATGAGTGGGAAGAGTATGGCATTGAGTGGGAGAGAGCTAATAACGATAAAAGAGCAGGATTTGACAGGGTAGCACGCTATTTAACGACTGATAAGAACGGTCACTGTCAATTAAAGTTCTTTGATGTTAGGAATATGGGATTTCTCTTAGACGAGATCATGGATTACAAATGGAAAGAATTAAAACATGGGCATAGCGAGAAAAGCGCACCAGAAGAGCCTGTGAAAAAGAATGACCACGCTATGGACTGCGTTAGATATTTAGTTCATGCGGTAGAAGGTTCAAATAAACCGAAACGCAGAAGCTCGTACAAAACACCGAGTTTCTTTAAACGCACAACAAGTTGGATGGGTACATGAGCGATTTATCATATTTACACGAAGTATTTCAAGCAATGCAGAGCAGTAATAGGACATTTATGCAATCTGCAAGAGAATCTATGTATTTTTATACGGGTGGGTACGGAACTGGACAATGGGATAATGCTGATATATCAAAGCTAAGAGCAGAGGGACGTCCTCCCCTTCAGCTCAACATCATCCTTCCAAAAGTGAACCTAGTGACTGGTATTGAAAGGCAAGGCAGAACATCATACCGTGCCAGACCCGTGGAAATGAACGATGATAATGAAGCTAAGTTAATTACTTCGCTTTTATATCATTTAGATAAAAGCCAGTCTTTACATAATGTATTTAGTCGTGTTTTTAAGGACGGTGTAATTACAGGTAGAGGATGGGTAGACCTATCAGTAGAACCAGGCGAATACTTTGATAGTAAGATAAATATCAGAAGAGAGTCGTGGGCTAATGTATTAATGGATCCAGAGGCTACTACTCCTGATTGTTCACAGTGGGGTAGATTAGCTCGTACTAAACTATTATCTATCTCTAAAGCAAAGGATATGTTTCCAGATGCACTGAGGGATGTTAAAAACGCTGAAGATATACAAGAGTCTTTAATTGGTGAAGAATCTTTAACGGGCATACAGTTAGGCGACAAATATAAGAATGTAGATCCTAACTACGGTTTTAAAAGCATGGAAGCCTATAACATGGATGCACATCGTAAGAAGATAAGAATTATTGAGTTATGGGAAAGAGAGTACGAAAAAGAATTTTACTTAGTTAATCCACAAACAGGACGGTTTTCTCAGGAAGGTTTCAAGACCAAGCGTAAAGCCAATGAAGCGATTAGAAGTATTATGGAAAGACCTGAGATGGAAGTTGCTCCTGTAGAGTTAAATGTGGTTTCTAAAAGCGTTCCTAAGACCTATGTAACTGTATTTGCAGGTGCAAGGGTCTTACAGGAAAAAACACCAAATCCATATAGGCATAATCAGTTTCCATTAATACCATTCTTCTATACCTTTGAAGATTATGGTGATAATGTAGAAACATTTGGATTGGTAGAGAATTTAAAAGACCCTCAAAGAGAGAAGAATAAGCGTAGGTCACAAGCCTTAGATATTATTAATCGCTCTCCAAAGGGTGGTGGTATCTTTACAGGAAACAAGGTTACTGCAGACCAGATGAATAGAGCTTCAGCAAATGGAGAATGGATAGGCATACCTGGATTTAAGGGCAGAATATCTGATTTTATGAGTCAATGGTCTAATCAGCATACAGCACTTGTACCAACGATTGCTTCGTTTGAACAGAGAAGTGACTTTGATGCAAAAGAGATCAGTGGTGCTACAGACCCAATGATGGGTAGGGCCACCTCTTCTACAGAGTCAGGACTTGCTGTACAGACTAGGATTCGTCAAGGTATGAATACCTTAATGGAGCAGATGGAGAACTTAGACACTTGTAAGAAGAATACACTAGAAATGGCAGTGTCTAATATGCAGCAGTATTATTCTGTTGATAAGATACAAAGAATTATTGGAGCTGAATTTGATAAGGTGGAACCTGAAGAACAGGCAGAAGTCAATCAGATCATCAGCAAATTTTTGGACAACTTCTCAACAATGGAGTTTGATGTGGTCTTAGACCAGGGTCAAAATACTCCAACGATGAGAGCGTTAATGGCTAACCAAGTTGGGGAATTAGTACGAAATGGGTACGCTAGTTTATTCCCACTTTTCGTTGAACTATCCGACATGGAAGCATCCGATGAGATACTGGAGAAATTTGAGCAAGAACGCCAAGCTCAAGTCCAGTTACAACAACAACAACAAAAACCCCCACCACAAGGTGGAGAAGGAGTAATGCAATAATGAGTGAATCGAAGTTTCAATATATTGATGAGGAAAAGGAAATGTCTGGTGAAGAGTATAGCGACTCTGAAGTAGAAGAATCCCCGACCAATGACGAGACAGAGGTTGAAGCAGAATCAACCGAGACCCCAGAAACAGAAGAACTTAAGCTACAAATAGGAGATCAGAGCTTTGACTCTGTGGACGAGCTTTTGAAGTTTGCTGAAGAAAGGGATAAGTCTTATTCTAACCTACAAAGCCTAAATGGCAGACAAACCAATGAACTTGGAGATCTTCGCAAGATGGTCGAAGAACTAAAGGATTCTATGGAACCTAAAGAGGAACCAGAAGCAGTCCCTGAGTTTGACGAATACGATCCTGCAAAGCAGAAAGAGTACATTGAGTTTATGGCTGCTAAAAAAGCACAAGATATGATTGACCAGAGGTTCCAAGCTGAAGAAGCGAAGAAAGCTGAGACAGAGTATAATAGTGCTATGGATGCAATGATGAATGATTTCATTGAGAAACATCCTGAGTTAGGTCAAGAAGAGTTAGCCAAGATTGCTGCTTTTGGCGATGAAAGGGGCATCACCTTTATAGAGGATGCCTATAATGTTTACAACATCCAAAGTAAACCCGTTAAGGATGTTACGAACCCAGAGATAGATAAAGCGAAAAAAGCAACGGAAGCAACCAAGATACCGACCACACTGTCTAATGTTAGTACAGGAAACGAGTCGGACACAGATTATGATAATCTAAGTCCTGAGCAGTGGAGCAATTTATCGCCTGAAGTTCGTAAGAAAGCCTTAATGGAGGTTACTTCTGGATTTTAATTAGGAGAAAAAAATGGCTACAGTTTCACATAAAGAAGGCCCTTTTGACGCATCTTCTGGTTTCGGGAATACATCTCCACATACTGATGCAATGCCTGGTGGTATGATGGCTGCAATGATCGACACTGCTGTACAAAATTTAGCAGCAGACGATGTTTGGGAAGCTATGAAAATACCTGCAGGTTCTATTGTTGTCGCAGCGGGAGCAGTAATTCTTACAGCAGAAAGTGGCACATTAACTATAGATCTAGGCGATGGCGATGACATTGATGGGTATATAGATGGTTCTAACGCTAATAGCGCAGGAGCATCTTATAGTAGTATCAATGGAACTCTTGCTTACAGTGGTGGAAAGTATTATTCGTCAGAAGATACTATTGATCTAGTTGCAAAAAATGCAGCAGACGCAGCAAAGATTGTAGTCTGGTGTAAGTTCTTCAAAACTAATCTTAACTAATAGGAGTCTATAATGGCAGCAAATTGGGCATCAGGCCTACAAGTTTCACGATGGGCAAAAGAACTCCAAAGTGAAGTTAGCAAAGGAGTTTACTTTAGTAAATTCATGGGTGAAGGCCCAGGAAGTGCAATTCATGTAAAGCAAATGGAAGAAGGCAAAGGTAAAGATGTTACTTTTGGTCTTGTTTCTCAGCTTTCAGGAAGTGCAATTACTGGTGATTCATCATTAGAGGGTAACGAGCAATCGCTATCTACCTTTTCAAACACAGTTAGCACT